TTATACAGGTGACTTGTAGTAAGAGTGTTTGGTCTGCTGTCTACTAACAATTCTAAATCAGCAGCATTCAGTGAACGAACACCCCAAATATCTCGTACCTCAATATCTATGTCATATTGGGCAAAGCTGTCACCAGATTCATCATATCGAATGTAAATTGGATTGTCTAATTCATCAGATACAACAATCAAGTCGCCGTCAATTGCTGCAAATTGACATTGGCTGAAACCATTGATGTTAGTAGCTCCATTATTACGTGTTAGATTGAATGAATTTCCACTGTTTTTTACATTAATGCTTAGAGTAGCTTTAAATAAATCAACAAACCATAAACGACCACCGATTTGGATAACACCAAAAGACAAAGCAGGGTCATTATTAACATTCAACCATTTAAAGGTATTTATAGCACTATCAGGAAACTGAGTGCTGTTATATCCAGTGTCAAGTAGTGATGCTGTATTTTCAAAGTCTAAACCTAGACGACGTTGACGGCTTCCATCTCGGTTAAGCACAAAATTCTTTTCATCCAGAGAAGCATTTTCTGGATAGGTAAGTGGACTAGCCTCTGTGACAAGACCACGCACAAACGCATTACGTTCTACCTGTGTTTTTGCTCTGCCCATCCTTTACTTTCCTTTCTGCTTTTCGTGAAGGTTTTTTCTTTGCTTCATAGCATTCAATTGCCCATTTAGCATCTGCCTGTCTAGAATATCCTCCAGACAATTCCTTAGATAATTGACCACCACCTTCAAATTTGATATACCAAAGATTCTTGTCTAGAACTAGCTTGTAATCTTTAGCGTTCATTTACGGCTCCTGCGAGCATAGCTAGGAAGCTTAATGCCACCATGTACTTTCCAAGCCTTGCGAGATAGCCAATTTTTTGATCTAACTGCCTGTTGTTCAGCCTTTTGATCGGGCAGTTGTTTAATACGTGCAAAAGCTGTTGATTTTGCCTCTGCTAGAAGCGCAGGGAAGCCTTCTGAGGGGAGATCAGGAATGTAGTTATCCTGCATCTGCCATACAGGGTCTGCGTATGCTAGAACGCGTGTAGAGGACTGTAACAGGGTGCTTTCTAAACTACTGTTGTATGCATTAAATACTACGTAATCATCATCAAAGCTAGTCCAATATTTAGGATGCTCATCTGTTTTAATGAAAAACGGAATTAATGAATAATCGGTAACTGTTGTCACATTATCAGCTGTCACGTCATATTGATTGGTGTGCCGGATAAAATCGTCAACCTCTAAATACTTCAAATCTTCGTATTTAGCTACGCTAGGGCTGTTTTCAGTACGACAGTTGTATTGAACCCACTCCACTTCTTTTACATCCTCTGGGACACGCATATGTGTAGGTTTTTCACTGTCAGCAGAAGCAGTCAATCGAACAAAATTCTTTAGGTGAGGCCAATTTTTGTTAGCCATCATCTCAAAGTAAACACTTTTTACAATCTGAGCAACTTGCATTGACTCCAGAGTGTCGTTAATAGAGTTTACTTCGTCACTGCTCATGTCCGATAAAATATCTTGAACAAGATCAAGTAGTGACATTTTCATGTGCTATCTCCTTTAAGAAACTACAGGTGTACCTTTGATTGTAAAAAATGCACCAGAATAGTCTACAGTACATGCAGCATCAGCTTTAGTGAATACTTCAATATAATCATCAGTTGACAAAGAAATCAATGCTCCAAGGCTAACACTAGCCCAACTACCACTACTAATAGTACGAATACCACGAGTGCCGGATAGTTCAGTTCCATTTTTATAAATCACCCATTGAACATCTTTATCACTACCTGAAGCTTGCTTTGGAGAGATGATTAAACTTAAATCAGCAATAATATCTTCTGTTCCTGTGTATTTCAAACGAGCATTAGGTGATGTTTCACCAGTAAAACCACTAGATTGCGTCACACTAAATGTGGGATTTAATACTGTATCTGATGTTGTGGTAGAATGTTGATACGCAGGTGTGGCTGCATCAAATGCAATATACGCACCAATGTAAGCTTGCGTAGGAATCCAATCACCACTACCTGCACCATCTGCTACATATACTTTATTTGCTGTAGCTGTAGAAATACCTTTTGGCTCATGGATTTCTGGATCGTCAATATTTACGTGTTCAATTGCCATTTATAATTGTCCTATGTTTAGGGTCTCCATCAGAAACACACTGATGGTAAGTATGCTTTTGATGAAGAGGGAGAGACCGAAGTCCCTCCCAATCCTAGAACTTTACAGTTCTACGTAGCGAATAACTACCTTAGCCAAACCACCATCACCGATAGTTGGAGTAGTACCGTCCAACTCAACAGCAACAGTAGTTGCAGCTGCCAATACTGACTGCCAAGTACCTGCTTTAGTTGCGTCATACTTAGTAGTACCCGCAGCTTCTGCTTGTGCTTCAGACAATTCAATACCGTAGTTAGTACCGGCAGAACCTGAAGTACCAACATTGATTGTAGGTGTAGTGCCACCTAATGCAAATGCTTCAACAACTTCAGCGATACACTCGATTACTTGAGCACCCTTTGGAAGAGTTGCTGAAACTTTGTCGTAGCTGTCACCACGAAAGTCGAGTTCAAGCTCTTTTACAACTCCTGAAGTTGGAAGATTGCCTGAACGACCTTCTGCGGTTTCACGTGGGCCATATACGTTGTTTACGCCCAAACCTGCTGTGTTTTCAATAGCCATTTTAAATACCTCCTAATTATGCGGTGTGAGATGCAGAAGTTACAATTACACCCAAGGTATCTTTGCGCTGAACACCGAAGCCATAACGAGCAGTAGTGACAGTTTCGTCACGACGCTTGTCTTTGTTACGCTCAGTCTCAGAACGTGGCATACGTCGCCATGCAGCCATTACTGGCTTACAGTTGTCGTCAGCAATACACATGAACAAGTTAGCAACACCTGCGTTAGTGGTAGAGTTAGTACCATCAATGTCGGTAGAAGCTGCTACACGTGGCAAACGATTTGAGGTGTAGATATCCCAACCGAATACATTACCAATGAACTTGTGCTCATTAGCAAAGCCAGATTCCCATGCAGCTGCGTACATTGGAGTACGATCAAGACCTGCTGACAATTGTACTTTCTTGTTGAAAGTAGCAGCAACAACAGGGTCAACGATAGCAATACGACCTGCCATAGGTGCATTAGCTTTATCGAAAGCCAAGCCCATTTCAATCAAGTCAGCCTCTGACAAAGTTTCGTTAGTACCTGATGCAATAACGCGGTGAGCGAAGCCGTTCACGTTGTTAGGATCAGCAGAAGTTTGACCTTCGTATGCAGCAGCCAAGAACTTAGTCTCGTAGTCTTCTGCAATTGCACGAGTGGTTTCAACAGCTGACATTGCAATCAATTGCTCAACTTGACTACCGTCTTCTTTCAACTCGTCAGTTACATACATTGCATCACCAACATACTCAGAGATGGTCATGGTGATGGTTGAGCTGTCGATTGGGCTATATGCCAAATCTGAATCTTCCGCAGCGTCCTGAATAGCACGAGTACCTACGGTTTTGATGTTCAAGGTAGTACCTGAACCGAAGTCAGAAACATTGCGATAGAACGCTTCTGGAAGCATGACATCATGCAAGTTGGTTAAAATAAAATTGGAATACTGTTCGTCATTAATGAACGCACCAGTATTTACTGTAGTATTAGACATGTAAATCTCCTAGTGTCTTATTGTGGTTTATGAGCTTTAAATTGCTCTACTACGTCTTTAATAGACGCTCCTCGCATAACTGATTTATACTCAGGAGCTGATGGTTTGATGGATGCGGTGTTAATACCTTCTCCACCTAACGGCTGCGGGTCATTTACTTTCATTCCATCGAAGTGTGACATTACTAACTTTGGTGCAGTAAATGCTAACTCTGTGAATTGTGATTCCGTTACACCTAATTCAGCAGCTTTAGATTTAAATACATCATTCGCTTTCTCGCCATATTTGCTTTCCAATGCTTGACGCACAGTCGCAGCGTTGGCTTCCCTTGCCTTAGCTTGCTCCATCTGAGCAAGTTGTTGTTGCAGTATTGAAGTTACTGCTTGCTCATCTAGTCCACCACTGACAGAGGGTGCCTCTGGTGCGGATGAAGATGATTTCATATGCTCAATCATGTCTTCCATGCCTTGACGTTTTTGTAGTTCTTCTTGCAATTTGGCAACCTCGCCTGATAATTCGTCAATCTTTGACTGTGCATGAGGAATACTACCCAACGCCGTAGCGACATCAGCATATTTTTGACGACCGTCTGGAGTACGAATGCCATTAAGCAGGTCTGCATAAGGGTCAGTTGTAGCTCCGGTCTCAGCCACGTTTACTTCCGGCTGTGTAGAAGCAGCTTCTGCGGTAGCATCAGCTTCAATATTTTCGTTACCTTCTTGAGGGGTTTCCTCAAATAAGTTAGACATAATTAATCCTCTAATAATGAGATAAGTTTTCGTAATGCCTCAGTTTCACCAAGACGATATGCTTGATGCTGTGACCAAGCGGGCAGCGTAAAATTATCTTCACGTGCCATATCGCGTATAAGTGCGTCTAAATCATCCTTTAGAACTTGACGCATTCTTTCACGAATTGTTGCAGAGGCTACGAATGCCTCTTTAATTTCTTTCTTACGTTCAGCTTCTAAGCCTTTCGTAATTTTTAGATTCATGTTACATCATCTCCGGTGGAATACCTTCTGTAGGAAGTTCACCTTCTAATGGAGTTTCAGATTCTACGCTCAAATCCTCTTGAATCTGATTCATTAGGCGTTGACTTTCAGCTTTGTCCATTAATCCTGCATTGTCACTGACAAGTGCAAATCGTTGTAGCTGTAAGCTATCTTCAACAAGTTTAGCAAGTGCCTTATCAGACATATGAGGCTCAATCTTAGGCCAAACACCTGTATTAGCAATACCAGACAAGTTTTGAATAAGCTGAGCACGATGTGCAAAGTGACGAGCACCAATTGGACGCAACTTACCTTTTGCTGTAATATCCTCTTTAGTGATAGACATGAATTGAGCTACACCCAAATCATCATCCATTACACGAAGGACATCACCACCATCTAGATGCTTAACAGCCATATGTAACATGTTATTAAGTAGTGGCTCTAAAAGCTCTACTTCAAACTGTGTAATCTTTTCTTGGAAGATTCGTCCTGCTGCATTCTCAAGTGATTGTACTTCAAATGCTGTCTTCTCGCCCGGAGTACGAATGCCCATTGCTTGCTTAGGCGCACCTGCAAATTCTTCCATCATCTGCATCAAGCCCATAATCTCGTTATTGACTTGCAATGCTTGTGCAGGAACTGCTAGAGGCTGTACATCACCACCTTCTGCAATGTGTACTTCACCACCCGGATAGAACTCAAACTCATCTACGTCACCAATGATTTTAAACATCGGAGTGACAACCAAATCCCAAGCATCTGCTTTAGCATTCTCAAGATGGTCAATGCGATATTGCATACCAACTAAATTGTCTAGTGGTCCCATACCATACAAGTTGTCAGGACGCTTACGCCAAGAAGCAAATACTTTAAACCCGTTACGCTTCCAAGCAGGAATAGGCTCTTTACGAATTACTAATTGACGATCAATAACTGTAATGATGTAATCATCTAACAATTCATCAGAATCAGGATCGTGGAGTGTGCCTTCAAACTCTAATACTTCAACATAACCTGATTGGTAGTATTCATATAGATTACCAAAACCATCAACTGTGTAACCTGCGGCTTTGTTAAAGTCATCTTTTTTGTAGCTACCAATCTTGCTACGTGTCTCATCAGCATATTTAATTGCTTGACGAATCCAAGGGCTATCGTCACGCATAGCCATCATCTTTAACTCACCAAATCGCATCAAGCTGCGTGTAATTTTAGGAGTGTTTTCAAATGATGGTGCTGTTGGATCAAAACAAATATCGTGAGGACTAACCCTAACTACTTTCGGACCAACATACCCTGCAACTTCTTCACCTGTCTCTTTATCGACTTTACGCTCATCACACCACTTAACATCAGCGATTGAAATACCATAGTCAATATAGTCATAAAGAAGATTAGAAACAACTTGTCGAAGATTACCCTCCCGAACTTTATTACTCATGTATGCTTGAATAGCATCACGTTTAGTTTTCAATTCAGCGTCTAATGTATAGCCTTCCCAACGTAACCAATCATCATTTGGAAACAAAGCACTAAGGTAGTTAGCATGTAGATTGTCGCGTATTTGGCAAATCTTAGGAAGTGTAGTTTTGTTTTTCCAAGGAACCCCTTCATCAGAAACTGTGTGAGAGGTATCAGTTGCAAAGACAAAGTTACGTAACTCTTCCTTTTCAGCTACCCATCCTGCACGTTGATTATTCCAGTTATCCCAACGATTCCAAATGGCATCTGCCAAACCTTCCTTGCTTAGAAGGTCTGTGATTTCCATTGTAGTTTGATTCATTTAAATCTCCACTATCTGTATGCCACTCCACCAAATCGGCTTGAGAAGGCTACTTTAGGTTTCTTTTCTCTATCTGATTTTCCTCTAGGAGGATTTGCAATTTCCACCACAGAGGCAAGACAATCTTTTAAGTCATCGTGTCGTGGTCTAGCTAGAATTAGCTCTTCTTCAAGAGCAGGTGTATAGCCACCTTTGTAGTGCCACATTTTCATGTCTTCGTAACGTGGCTCTAACACCGCAGCAATACGTTCTTCTTTAGTGCCTTGATGTCTGTTAGGTCTGTGAGCATCAACACTGATGAACACACCATTCTCTCTAAACTTGTCTTTCAAGTCATTCACAATAATTGACTGTGCTGCTGTTACTTCAGCTCTGAGTTTTCTAAACTCCCACTTTGTATGCATATACAGAATGCGGTCATAATACTCATTAATCTTGTCAGTTTTAAAACGATCAATGTCTAAAATGTAAACATTGTTATCTCTATCTACACCAATACAAACAATGGCAGTGTAGTCAGCTTTCTTACTCAAGCTATATGCAAAGTCGATAGCTGCATAAATGTTAAGCTTTTTGTCTTTGTAATACCAGAATCCAGACTGCTGTTTAACAAAGCTTTGCTCATAATACTGGAATCTATCGTCACTTAAACGATTAGACTCAGGATCATTAGGATCATTGTAATACTGAGCATAAAACTGTGTACGGTCTGTGTACATAGCTGAGATACGAGCAAGTTCACGTTGGTCAAAGCCAAACATCTTACCATCTTCTCTAGCAGAGCGAGGCCATAAAAACTTACCATTAGTTTCTACAACACGTTCCATGATGTTCCAAATAGGTATTGTATCTGTCTGAATACCTTCATCATCAAACACAGGCATAGTCTGTTCTTTCCAAACTGAGTATTGATCAGCAGGGTGATAGCGAGTACCACATGCCTTAACCATACCCCCTGTGTTCAGGATAGAAGCCATCTGAGACATAGCAGCCGATACTTTACGTCTGCCTTCCTCAGTGTAGGCGTTGTCAGGAACAACAACGTCGTCTGCTACAATAATGTCTGCGTGTAGTCCGGTGGTGTTAGTAGTTAGACCCGCCGTTACCACTGTCATATCACGAACACCTTCTCTCTTACGTTGAGGATGATCCACTGCAATAGCAACTGTAGACCATTTTTCGCGCTTCCCTTCATCAGAATTTACCATCTCAGGCCAATATAAACGGTATTGCTGCGAAGTAAGAATGTTTTTAATTGCGTAAAGCTGTGCTTCCGCTAGGGTGCTCGTTGCAGAGAGGTAGAGAATAGTGGTTTCAGGATGTACTGTAATCCACCAAGCGCACCAAACCGCCACGCAGTGACTCTTCATATGTGCTCGTGGGAGCAACAACAATGAGTTAGGATGAGACTCATCTTGTAAGAATTTAAAAGCTTCTTTGTGTGCGTCACCATACACACGTTCAGGATGGATAAGTCTTGCAAAGAACCACAGATCACTTTCTGCTGCTTCTTTGATTTCTTTCCATTCCGAATTAGCCATCTTTTAGTCTCTTATAATCATTCATAACAGCTAACTTAACTTTAGCTTGCTGTTTAGTTTCTTTCTCTACTTCTTGTTTAGAAGGTCTGCCACGTTTAGGAGCATCAACTTCCCAACCTTTATCAGCTAACCACTTAGATGCTTGGTAGTTACCTTCAATTGCCTGTTCAATAACACCCATCAC